CAGCCTTTTCGAACATGGCATTGTGGGCCCTGACACTGGGGGCCCCTAAGAGCTCCCAAAGTCTGTCTTTCACCCATACGGGCATCGGATCTCCGGGCAGCCAAAGATAGGCTTTCCCCCCACCGAATGCGTAGGCAAAACACAAAATAGATGTGGTTTTGTCTTCGCTATACCGCCAAGGGCCCAGCTTAATATCCACTGCCGAACGGGTTTCAAAATCAAGGTCAATCATATCTTTGCGTATCCTCGGGCGATTAAGCCTTCGATCTTATGTTTTTTCTGAAGGCCCAATTCGGTGACATAAATAGTCCCCGGCTCTTCGGTGTAATGGACCTCTTTGCCCTGTTCCGCCAGATCCATCAACTGTTGGAACATGGCCTTATGACCAAGGCTACCGACTAACACTTCAAACGAAAACATTGGGTTCTCTCTTTCCTCTATTGAGTTGAAGAAGAGGGGCATGGCAAAACCCCCATGCCCCACAAAGGTATTAACCGAACATGGATTCGTCGGCATCTTCGTATTCTTCGTTGTCCCCTTCGATGGCATCAAAGTCATCTTCAGGTTTTGACGAGAAGCCAAAGGGTTCGCCTTCGCCCATTTTTTGCAAGTTGATAAGGCCAAAGGAAACCCCCTTTTTGCCCTTCCATTCCCAAGCATACACGCTGATAGAGGCCCTAGCATAACACCCGGGATAGAACGCAGATTCATCAAGGATGATGTCCATATTCTTATCCACGACTTTGGGCTTATTTTTACTGCTAGCTGAAGCAAAGACAACGCCCTCATAACCATCATACTGACTGGATTTCTCTTCCCCATCATGCATAGGCCATTGGATTTTGACTTTCTTTTGTTCAACCGCATCGGCCCCCCATTTTTCATGGGCCGCTGCTTTTGCCAATTTTTGCAATTTACCGATAAACTCTTTGTCCGTTTTTGGAATCAGCATCACAACGGAATAGCGTTGCTCGCCGTTAGGTGTAGTTTGTGGTTTGAAGACATGGGGGAAGGACACACGGAATTTACCTGTTGTGATCTTCTTGATGTTTTGCTTGTCTGCCATTGATTTTTCCTTTCAAGTTGGCGGGTTTACGATTAGTCGGTGATGGCAGTAAAGTCATCTTCGACAGAGTTTGACAGTGCGCCCCTCCGGTCCCTTTCGGGAACAAGAGCGACCCCTGTTTCATGCGCCTTAGCAAAATGACGCATAAACTTAGAATCCCAGCCCGCACGTTTCTTGAATAGCTTTTCAAGCTGTGCAGGGGATTTCATCTTTGGTGGCTCAGGGGGCTCATAGATGTCAGCTTCTGAAAAGCCAAACATATCTAAGACCTCTGCCATTTTTTCTGGGTTAATGATTTTACGATGGCCGTATTTCTGAACCAGTTTGTAACCCGGTGGCGGATTACCCTCCTCGGCTAGACGGTAAGCATAACTGCGAACCTGTTTGATCCAAGACTCAAAGATATGGCTAAATTCGAGGGCCATTACCAATTTGTCCATAGACAGTTCTTCTGGTGGTGTCGGTGTAACTGAAAGAAGATCATCCTCCACAACATCAAAATCCTCAAAGACTGTTAATTCCATTTTCCGCCGCAAAGAGGGGCAATCAATGGCCGCCGCGCACCATTTGCAATGGTCGCCGGGTTTTAGAAAGTCCATAATGTCTTTTGACTTCCATGCTTTTTCAATACGGTCCATGCCCTGAATCAGCTCATGTTCATACTGGCGCAAACGAGAGACCGGAAAAGACCACCTACGGACTGGCCCTTCAGGATGGAAAGCCCTTGGCTGTACAATAACAAACTCGCATTCATCAAAATCAAAATCATACTGCGCGGCAACCCCCGCAACATAATAAAGGCCCTGAGTGTTGTTGACGGCTTCAACAGGGATCCCTGCCCCATATTTTAGATCATGAACAATCAATTTCTTTTTTCGGGTTCCGCAATGGCTATCCGCGGTCCCGAACATATCCTCATGGATCCAGTCCAGATGAACCCGTGTTTCACACCCATTAAAATCCGAGTATTTCTTACGGTCTTTACGGACAATATCCAAATAGGTCTGAACATGATCGGCCATTTCTGTGTCCACCTTGAAATCCTGACTCGGAGTCGGGATAATAAGGCCAAGGAAAGAACGAGCGTCCTTTCCGCTATTAAGGCATTTTTCGGCTAAGCTGTGCGCCGCAGTCCCCTCGTCCGCGTAGATACTGGACACTTGAGGTGGTGCACTCTCGCATAACACAACTGATCCGGGGCATTCAAGCCAACGGTATGAGGACGAGGCCCCAACTTTACTGTGCGCATTCATTGACAATAATATCCTCTACAAGTTTAGCATACCCCACAATATCATGCCAGCTATCGGCATAATTCGGGTCCCCGTTTAGAATTCTCGCAATTTTATGTGCGATCATATCCAGAGCTTCTTTTTGGGCCGGAGATAATTTCTCCCAATTACCTGTCCTATGCATAGCTTCTTTGAGGCTTTGCGCGATGGCCCCATGCCCTTTGAAGGAGCCATATCTCTGACCCCGTTCTTCTAGTGTTTTTGAAATATCAGACATTCCCAAAATCCTCCTCTGGGGTGTCCCCCTGTGGCCAAAGCCACAGAGGGCCCTGTTTATTGGTTACTCAAAACTTTCCTCGGATTCCCCGTCTTCGCCAAGGCCAAGAATATCCCCTTCATCATCCCCACCTTCGCTTACTGCGGCTTCGGCCTCACGGATAATTGCTTCGGCCTTATCGAGTACCGCCTGATAGAATTTTGGATCAATATCAGGGATCTTTCTTGCCCCGAATTTCCTGAGCAGGGCCCGTCCTTGTGTGGCCCCTTCTTCTTCGCCAAGGACATCAATCATCCGTGAAATAGCTTTACGGACCATTTCAATTGTTGCCGTTGGGGCTTCTTTTACCTCTTTCTTTGGGGCCTTTGGGGCTTTCTTCTCTTTGGCACTCGGGGCTTCGGCTTTAGTACCTTGGCTGGTTGGGGCCTCTGGTTCTGTGACAGGGCTTTTAGTACTTTGAGCCTCTACTTCATTGATTGATGGGGCCACGAGAGCGCGAGAAACTTTTGGGGCCTGTTTCATCTTTTCGGTGATAACGGCCAATATCTCTTCTACCTCTTCCCCTGTGAAAGCTGTAAACGTGACTGTGATAGTTTGGATCATTTCTTATTTCCTTTTCAGTTAATGATAGAGTTTATAGCCTGCTGCTTATCCACAACGGCGCGCAGCATATATTCTTCAAGGCTCCCCCTGATAACAAGGAACTGAGCCAAGACAGAATTCTTTTGGCCTATACGGTGACAACGATCAACCGCTTGGGCAATATCGCCAGCGACCCAGCTTGATTCCACAAAGACCACTGTTGATGCGGCGGTCAAGGTAATACCAACTCCCGCGGCTTGGATCTGGCCTATAAAAACACGGCAGCTAGATACCTTTTGAAAGGTGTCCACAGATTTTTGCTTTTCAGTCATACTATCCCGCCCATCAAGTTTAACAGGCGCATAATCCTTTAGGCCATTCATGAGGCCATCAATGACCGCGGCATGGTGTGCAAATACAACCAGCTTATCTACAGTGCCTTCCAGCAATTCGTGAATATGGGACAGGCATAAAGGCAATTTGAGCATCGCCAGTTTTTGACGCAATTCAGCAATGTCCCCCACGGTAGTCCCGGGCTGTAATTTGACACGTTTCATGTCTTCTAATTCAGCGGATTCATTCTCTTCCTTGATAAGTTTTTTTGCCACAGGGTCCGGCTCAAAAGAAATGACTTGGTACTGCTTATCCGGTAGGTCCGGCAGCACATCGGCTTTTAGCCTACGAATCATAATTGAAGACCGTAACCGTAAATTTAGCTCTTCGGTGTTACTTGCCCCACTCATATCCCATCCAAATTTCCCTTGGTATCCGTTACAAAAATGACGGCCAAAATCAAAGAAGCTTGTGTATGGGGCAAGGACTTTTGGGGCAAGGCGTGCGAGAGAGGGCCAAAATTCTATAGGCCGATTCGGAGCAGGGGTCCCTGTCAAAATCCAAACGTGTTTTGCATCTTTCACAATGCCCTGTTTTTTCCGGTATCCAAGGGCTGCCTGTGTACGCTTTGCTTGCGTATTTTTTAGGAATTGCCCCTCATCTATAATAACCAAATCCCAAGGCTTATCGGTCAACTCTTCATGAAGATCATTAAGGACATCATAGTTGATGATTGTTACCTCTGCGCGATTGAGGGGGAAGCCCGCCTTTCCTTGTTGGATATGGATCTGAGGCTCCCGGATTCCCCATTCCAAAAATTCACGGGCCCAGTTTAATTTTACTGAAGCAGGGCAGATCACAAGAGTATGTTTGGGCTGTACCTCATTCCAACCCCCAATTGCTTGGATGGTTTTTCCCAAACCCTGCTCATCGGCCAATAGGGCCACCGGGCTTTCGCACAAAAGATGTATGCCTACTCGTTGATAAGGTTTATACTGTTTGCCTCCGGGAGGACTTTTAAGGGCAATCCCTTGACAGAAATCCTCATGGCCTTTTGCATGAGACCAAGACACCCTGCGGCCTAGAGAGGCCAACCGCTCCCGGGTCTTTTCATCGGCATATTGTATAACCCCTACTGCGTTTTTTATGTCCTGAGTGTACCAATGGCCCACTTCCCGATGTTTTTTGAACCCCGCTTCTTTTGCGATAGAAGCCGTTTTGCTGCTTGGCATGAGCAGAAAATAGGCGTGGTACTCAGGGCTGTATCTTAACTGCAAATCGGTCATTTTGATCGGGGTCTCCAAATATCGGTAAAGCGAGGCTTTACTATTTACTAAAGTTTGACCTTGTGGTCAAGCAGTTTTTGAGCTATAAAATAAAAAAAAAATGATATGCTTACCAGAAAGGTCTTAAAATATGCTGCTCCCTGAATATATTACCCAGATGGGGCTCGAAAAAATATCTGAGCTCTTTGGGGTATCCACGGTAACCGCACGTTCTTGGCGTGATCTTGAATCTATTCCGGCTCCCGCCAAGGCCCATGAAATTGTCAAAACCACCCACAACCTTGTCCCTTGGGACCAAATCTACCAGCCTTATTTTGATAAGGCTACCGTGGGAGCCCAAACATGAAAACCATAAGCTTGTTGAAAGAAGAAAATATCCGCCGATTCGCTGAAGCTGGATTTCGGCTTTGCAAGCTAGGGCATAAGGCCCCCGGTGAGACATTCACAAACTTTAATATGCCCGGCAAGGTCCCTGGTGTCGGCTTCTTAAAGGTAAAGTTTAACCCCAAGCCAGACACCACTATGTACCCCCACAATTTCGGGGTAGTACTTGATGCAAGTCATATCGTGTTTGACGTGGACCCCCGCAGTTTTCCCGAGGGGCGTAATAGCTGGAAAGAGTTCCAAGCAGATCACTGTATCAACTTAGAAAAACTCTGTGGGTTCCATGTTAAAACCGGAGGTGGTGGGTTCCATTATTATTTTAAGAAGCCCCCAAAATCCTTAATCCGTAATAGCTTGAAGGAGTACCCGGGTCTTGAATTCAAAGGAATCGGGCGACAAGTCGTAGGCCCCGGTAGCGTCCACCCCGAGACCCATAAGCCCTATGTGCTAGTAGGTAACCCTATGGACCTTCGGAGTTGCCCTCTTGAGGTCTTGGAGACCATTAAACGCGAAGATATAAGCCTTGATGTAGGTTTGGCCGAATTTGATGATTTGGACACAAATAAAAACCTTGTGCGCCAAGCCTTGGCAGAACACCCCAAAGCTATTATGGGGCAGCGAGGGAATGACACCACCTTTAAGGCCGCCTGTATATGCCGTGACAATGGGCTGTCAACCGATGGGGCCCTTGAGCTGCTCGAAGAATACAACGAACGGTGTGACCCCCCTTGGACCATTGATGAGCTTTCTGCCCTAGTCAACAATGCATACCGTTATGGGCAAAACGCTGTAGGCTCAAAAAATGTAAAAACGGACTTTGATGTTATCAAAGACGAAGAACCAGAGGCCCCTGCCAAACCTCCCGTGGTTAAGGCCACCCCCTCATTCCTTGATGATCTTGAACAGGAATGGGCTTACTCTATTGGCACAAAGAGATTTTTCCGTTTGCGGACTATGCGGACATACGACAAAGAGCAATTTGATGATCTCCATGCTGGAAAAACAGAAAAGAAGACCCCCTCTTCTTTTGCCCTCATGTACCCGGGTATGAAAAAAGTTGAATGCCCTACTTATTGGCCGGGGAAAGATCGTTTTATTGAAGAGGACGGAGAGCCAAAGATCAACCTCTGGACCCCGGTAAACCTAGAACCTATCCGTGGTGGCATTTCTGTGTACAAAGAGTTTATTGACTTTTTGGTAGGTCCTGACAAGGCATGGATCATCCACGATTTTATAGCTTATCTTCTACGCAACCCCGGTGAAAAAGTCCTTTGGGCCATTCTGTTGCAGGGGGAGAATGGTATCGGGAAATCTGTACTCACACAGATTTTTTCCAAGCTGTTCGGTCGCCGTAATGTCTCACAGCCCAGAAACCAAGACATACACGAAAAATACAATGGTTGGATGAAAGCCTGTCAACTCGTAGTGGTTCATGAGCTTATGGCTCTGGGCCGCCTTGAGATGATGAACAAATTAAAAGACCCCATCACGGAGCCTACCGTCACCATTCGGGAGATGTTCACCCCCATTTATGAAATGCCAAACCGGACGAATTTCTTCTTTTTGACAAACTATGAAGACGCAATTGTCATCCCGAAAGGGGACCGCCGTTTTGCGGTTATTTTTAGCCCCGCAAAGTATCATGGGCCCGAATATTATGAGGACATTGTTAAATGGATGCAAGGCAAAGGCCCTTCGGCCTTGCTGTATTATTATCTGGAAGAACATCAATTTGATAAAAAATTCCTTCCCAAAGGCCATGCTCCAATGACCCTTGACAAACAACGTATGATGAACGCAACGCGCCATCCAATTGAAGCAACCATCATGGATGCTTTTACCGATGCGGAATACCCATTTCATGGTCGTCTTGCAAATTTTACGGCCATTATGGACCTTGTGGAAACCCGGCATAAAAATGTAACCAAAATTCAGCTTGCCACGCACTTAAAATCCTGTGGTTTTGAGCCTGTAGGCAATCGGATTCGGCTACAAAATAATGACCGGGGCCAGCTTTATGCGGTCCGGGCCCCCGAAATGCTCAGAGGGTTATCCGATACGAAACTACGGGCCCTTTATTTGGACCAAGAGGAAAAGTTTAGCCACGGGATCGACTCTTTAATGGCCCAAGATGAGCAAAATAGACCTTAAACAGATCAAAAAAGAAGCCGAAGCCCGAGGTTGGGTCATAATCTTCACTCATGGGGGCCATCTAAAATGGCGTTTGGGGTCTTTTGGCTTTTTCTTCTCTGCGTCAACGCCAAGTGACCGCCGCGCAGTGTTAAATATTAAAAGTTGCATACAAAGGATTGAATCCCGATGCCCAAAAATGAAAAATTGTTAAGAGAATTTATTACTTTAAGCTGGTGGATTTTAGAGCAAAAAGCTCTCTACTATCGAGGTCATGGGGGCCACGGGATCCATCCCTCTTGGATGAGACACCACGCAGTCCCAGATCATATTTATGATCGAAAAGAAAAGAGGTATGAGGCCCTTGCCCTTATCCTCGAATGTGACCCCACGGCCTCAGAAATGGTTGGCTTTAATGAAAATAGACCTTGCTGCCAATTGGTCCTTGCAAAGTTACAAAGGCCCATGCCAGACCGCTTAAAACCTGAAAACAAAATAAAAGAGCTTTTTGGATAAAAGAAGGGGCCACTTTCGTGACCCCTCCCACCCCAAACGGAGAACAGGCCAATGCCTATTCCTGCTCTCAGTTATGCTTTTTTATCCCCTTTTGGTGATTTTAGTCCTAAGAGCTTGCTCAAGCCATGACCCTCGCAGGGATGATTGTGGATACTGCGGTACTGCTTATAATCTGTCCCCATTTTGCAATTTGAACCCCGCGGCATTTTTATGGCCGCCGCCGCCATATTTTTTGGCAATTGCGGAAACATCGAAACTCCCGACAGACCTGAGCGAAAAGATCCGCCCGTCAGCAACATCGTAATACGTCGCCCCAAATGGAGGGCACTCGTTCAATTCACCACCCCCCATCGGATACATGGCCTCCATACAAAGCAAATGCCCTGCTTCCGAGGCCATGGTATAGGGTAAATTCGCCGCCCAAACCCAATGCCCACCGATGCACATTTTTTGTTTGGTGGCCGTGAGCAATTCTTTTATGTCCTTGTCGTGCTTTCGCGTAATGGCGCGGCCTTCGGAAACCAAGGCTTTATGGCCGTCCACATCATCGGCATAGGACATTAGCCAATCCCACGTTTCAAAATCATAGGGGTAGCTAAACACCGCGGATTGAATTTCCTTTGTATAACCTAGTTTGAATTGCCAGAGGTCACGGTCTTGGACGTGTTTTATCAACTGCGGGACTGGTTTTTCAGGATGAAAAAACTCCCACGCAATCATTGCGCCAGATCGCTCCATGTCAAAAAGGCCCTGAATTGTACCATCATCAAGCAAAGGCTGTACGTCCTCTTGCGCGGTTTTATGGTGGTCGAGGACAAGGATACTTTTGGCCCGCGCCGCCAGTTCAATTATCACGTCTTTTTTGTATGAAAAATCAACAATAATTACCTCCCTGCCAGTTACATCCGGTGGCTCTTGTCCGTAAACTCCTGCGTGAAAATCTGCGTCCGGAAACCGTTTCCATACCGCAAAAGCCGCTGAAAATCCATCGGCGCAATTACCATGATAGATACATAATTTTTTGGTCATGACGTGGTGTCCTTATTGTTCGTGGTTATGCTTTTTTGTCTCCAAAATCTTCTTCAGCTTGATCTTTAATAGTGCCTTATGGTCAATTCCCCTTCCGCGGAGATTTCTACCTTCATCACATAATGCTTGTTACCTGAAAGGCTCTCTTCAGTTGTTGCTATACGCTTCGCGTCTTCTTCCCTATTGCAGAGGCATATCTGGGCAAAACAATCCTTTTTGATTTCGCGCTGTACTTCATAAAATGTTAATCTACTAGCCATTTTTAGTTCTCCTTCTTGGTTAAAGTTTGCCCGAATTTGCGCTTCGGAGCCGAGCGTTTACGCAGTAATGGGAGCGAAGTCTCTCCCCATGAGAGGGCTGGCGGACTCTCAAACACCAGCCCTCACAAAGGGGGAGATTTTATTTCTCCCCGCGAGCAATCTCTATCACATCACAAGCTTCAGTTCCGGATATGCTTGGAGAGGCTTTCCACGCCAATACTATACAAAGGCGTTCTAAAGCTTGGCGTATATTCTCCGCCGAGGCTTCAAGATTTTTAACCCGCGCTTCTAGCGGCGAGGGCGGGTTCTCCTCAGTCAAAAAATCCCTCCGCGCTTCGGTAAGAACTTTTATGGCGAAGTCGTAGAGTGTTTTTTCCGCTCGCCTTAGCCCATTTGTGATACGACCTTCTTCGTGGTGTCTGTCAACTGTCTTGATGGCCTCTTCGGCATTTTCAAAATCTTCTTCGGTCATCATTTTCAACCTCTCAGCTCTCTAATGTCATCTAATGCCTCTTTTAAGAGGGCTTGTTGACCTTCGTTTGGCAGAAAATGTGTTGCTCTTTCTAAGGCCCTCTCGGCTAAACGGATTGCTCTGTTCATTCTCTCAACAAGTTCCGTTTGAATTTCTATGTATCCAACCATTTGTTCTGATGATACTTTTTTGCCCGCTGAGATTACTTTTTCACAAGTTTTCAAATATTCTTTAATCGTGACCATTTTGCTCTCCCTTCTGTAATTTTGAGTATTCTTCGGCGGCTTTTACGCACGTCCTGATCCAGTCACTTTGTGTTTTGAACATTTCACATATGCTATACTCTTCTTCCATTCTCCACCTTTCCGCCTCTCTAGAGTAGAGGTCTCTTACCCTAATCAGGTGTTGTATCGCCTCCTCCAGCCCCTCAATAACAGGGACGGGTGGAGATTGCAGGGCCTCTCGAATGGTTGCTATATTTTCGCTAAAATCACCTCTGCGCCAATACTCATTTGCTTCCATTTCATTAAGCGCATCTAAAGCTTCTTTCCTTTGTTCTCCTGCACGCTCTACGAGTTCATAGTTCTCAGCGTCACAATTTGCAGTCCCATTGTTTTTTGTGGTAAGCCATTCTTTTTTCCCCGCTATTGCGATTCCCACTACAGTGTCAACAGTGCCATAAGTGTGCGTCCCGTTAGCTAAATGAGAGGTTCGCCGGACTTTATCTCCGATCTTAAATTTAGTTTGTCTGCTCATTTTATCCTCCTTTTAGTTTTTTGATTTCTTCCAGCGCATTGGTTACAACCGCATCGCTACAAAATGGCTGCATTTGTGACAGTGCGTAACAGAGAGCCTCTTCGGCTATATCAATGATGCGCACCATCTCGGGGGCAAAAACACTCGATGATATAATAAATGACCCAAACCTCACGCTGGAACCAGCGTTTGTTATTTCAGCAAGCTTAACTTGATTCCCGCGATGGTCGTAGTCCTCACAGGAATAAACACCTTTCACATCGGAATAGTATGCCAAGTATAGATACTCTTCGAGATCGTTCAGAAGTTTTTTATACTCTTTATATGTAGCCACCCTACTCTCCTATAAAAACCGATCCTAAAAGCATCACTATTGCTGCAAAAATAGCGATTAGTTCAATTACCTCAAGCAAGGTTTTCACCTTGCCCTGCGTTAGCCTGTTGGGCAACTGCCCATAGATGTGATTGCCCTCTCGGACCTGTTTAGCTGATTTAATTTTGGTCATTCTTTTCCTCCGGTTAAAGTTTGCCCGAATTGTCGCTTCGGAGCCGAGCGTTTACGCAGTAAGGGAAGCGAAGTCTCTCCCCATGAGAGGGCTGGCGGACTCTCAAACACCAGCCCTCACAAAGGGGTAGGTTTTATTTTCGCGCCAATATTTTACAAAGGCGTTCTAAAGTGTTGTGTAGGTTGGCAGTTAATGTTTCAAGATCCTCAACTCGCTCTTCTAACGGTGGGACGATTTTGTTTCCTGTCATAAGACCTTGCCGTGTTTCGGTCAGCACTTTTCGAGCAAACTCATAAACAATCTGCTCGGATGCGGTAAGTTTTATGCTCCTGTCCTGATTCCCCCAGCCTTCAATGACAAGCATAGCGTCTTCGACATTTTCAAAATCTTCTTCAGTCATTATTTTCTCCTTTCGGTGATTGTGGTAAGGGCATCCAATGGGTTGGTGGAATCAATCTGCCATCGGGGTTGTGCCACCATGCTTTGCGCTTCTTGTCCCACCATCCAATTGTGATCCAGCACAAATAATTGTCATTATTCCAAAGTGCCAAGCAAAGCCGATTGCCATCCTTTGGCGCAGTTGCGATTGGCATCCAGTCTTCACGCAGGTACAACTTCTCATTATTCATTTTAATCTCCCGTAAAAACTGATCCAAAAACCATCGCCGCCGCAAAGACTGCGATGGATAAAAGCACTATCATGAGGGACCGTACCTCTTTCGGAGTTAAACGGTTGGGCAACTGCCCGTAGATGTTTTTTTCTTTTTTCACTTTTAATTCTCTCTGATTTCTAAAACCTTAAATTCGA